AAGTCTTTCAGTTTTATGCCCGTTTGCACAGGCAAAATCAAACATTCTTTTCATTCAATTCCTCATACGCTTGTTCGCTGACCTCTTCCAAGGTTTTTAGCCAAGTCAAGATGGAAAGTTCCCCTTTTTTAAACATCAAGGTCTTTTCATCAGGAATAACGCTTATATTATTGAGTGACTCTATCATATTGTCAATATCAATAATCAATTCTTTCCAACCGTCCATAGACATCATGGAAAAACGGTCTTCGTAATACTTTTGTAGTTCAGGAGTCATCAAAATCCTATGTGATTGGCAGTTATTATGACTGATGCAGTGGATGGTCTAGTTGGATTTATCTGTGCGGCAATAGTGGCAATAGTGACTTGAGTAGATGCGGTAGACCAGTAAAACTCGTAATAGTCTCCATTTTTAGCTACATCAATAATGTAGTTCCAAGCGGCAATAGTATGACCAAATGACCCGCCATGAGATGATGGAACACCAACAAGACCTGTACTTCCAACAACATTAACGCCGTTATAACTCAACCAGATACTTACATCATGCTCTTGGGTGTCAGTATTTCTAAATTGTCCAGACCACTGGATGTTGTACTTGCCAATTTCTGTAAAAGTGATCCTACTATTGCTAATTACAGTGACATTTTTGCTGTAATCAGTCTGCCTAACCAGTAATGCAGTGGCGGTGTTAGCTGTAGCAGTCTGGTCTTGATAGTCAGAAAATGCGCCATAGTTCTGAAAGATTGCGCCACTTAGACCAGCAGCACCTCTTTCACCCTTTTCGCCTTTTTCACCCTTAACCTCACCAACATTGATCTCTTTCTTGTTAGACAAGGTTAAGACTAGGGTATCGTCAAAGTCAATCTTGGCATTTACAACTGAAACGCCATCAGTTCCATCCTGACCATTCTTGCCAGAAGTACCATCCTTGCCATCACGACCATCTTTGCCGTCTTTGCCGTTTTTACCAGCATCACCTTTATCGCCTTGACGACCACGATCCCCTTGCTCACCCTTGAGTTTCTTAACCGTCTCAACCTTATCAACCAGTTTAGGTAATTCTTTGTCAAGTAAAAGTGCAATAGCAGAAACTTTCGCCTCTGCTGACGCATCTGACAAGATGATTTTTTTAAAGTCCATTAATCACCAATGACGCTCTTCAAAAACTCATTGTCTTTTACGCTTTGATTCTGCTTGTCTGCCATCTGCAACTCAACAATTTTTGCTTTGTTCTTAATGTCAGACTCTTTAAGCATTAACTCAGCAATCTTGACCCGTTTATCAAACTCTTTTGAGGCTAAATCGTCTTGATTTGGCAAGTTTTTGGTGGTTGCCGCCATGTTTTTAGCCTGTATTTCTTGAGGCATTAACTGAGTCTCAACCATCAATTTCTGTGCTTCAGCCCTGTTTTGTTCTGCCTGAGTAGTCTGAACAGCAATCTGAGCTTGTGCTGCTTGCATAGCCAACTGTGCTTGAGCTTGTTGCATCTGTTGAGCTTGTGGATCAGGCTGCATCATCTCGTCCAACTTAGCCATCAACTCCATTCTGTTAGACAAACTGCTATTTCCAACAATTCCTTTAAGCAAAATAGGCAAAACAGGAGTATTTGCACCCAAAGTCTGCAACAAACCAATGAATTGCTGTTGCTCATACTCCCGTGCAATGATGCCAAGGGTTGCAGTAGGGATGAAGTTCATGTCAACAGAGGGATAACGCTCTGGATCGAACTGCATAAACCTGAAAGCAGCCTTCTTAATAAATGGAATCAAGAAATCTTCTTGGAAATTGACCAAAGTGCGCTTGTATTTCTTGATGATAGAGGCAACCGCCATCGACATACCACCACCATCACGACTAGATTGAGAAATCATGCCGTTAGAGTCTAGAGTTCCTGTCGCTTGTAGCAACATTCGCTCAAAGTCTTTGGCAGTTGCAAGGTTGTTTGGGTCAGTCTGTCCAAACTTGAATGGAAACAGAATCTCGCTAGGAGAACCATTAACCAGAATAGCTTTTCCGGGCTTTACCTCGAACTTCATACCACGAGGCAAGCGAGTTGCATCCATCGCCATCATGGGAGAGGTACTCAGTGCTAGTGAATCCAAGTGGCTACGGGTCTGAGCATCAATAGCCTTTTGCATATTGAATGCTTTTTCCACCGTACCACGACCAAGCAAGCGATTTGGCACAGTATCATCTTGATAAGACAGAACTGGCCTGTCTTTCATCATGTATGGATTTTCTTCAGCTTTTAAGAGCATTCCATCATTGGCAATCACAACAATAGCCTCAACCATGTCTGTGTAGTCTTCTGCCGCTGAGTTTTCAGGGAACAATTCAACAATATCCTTGTTCTCTTTCATGTTCTCAAGAAACTCACGGGGAACTAACCCGTAGTAGGTCAACAAAAGAACCTTCTCATCCTGATACTGTGATACCTCTTGGGTAGGCTCAAGGTCAGTGTCTTCACTGGCAGTACCAATGTCCACCTTACGGTAGATTCCACGCTCAATACCCTGCACAACCTTATGAATTGAAACGTATTTTTCAATAGCCACGCCCATACAGTCATCAATGCTTGTGCCGTTAGGGTCAAACAAGAAGTTCTTAGGATTAACAGGCATGATCTTGACAGCAATCCTGTCTCGTTCCATCACGCCAATAGCTGCCTGACCTTGTTGATTAGGAATAGGTCGAGTCGAGGGGACATACTCAGTTTCAGTCTTGACAACAATCTCGCCAATGCCTGTCCCATAGATTTCAGCCATCAATTCGATCTGGTCGATAGCTTTTCTGATTTTGTCCTTCTTAAAATCCTCAGTGAGTTGAGCCTTAATCATCTCAACATCAATGGGGTTGCCGTTTACATCTTGGATATTGTCTTCAATATCAAAGAAGTCACCTTGACCAAAGATAGCTTCCATGATCTCAGCGTGACGAGTCTCGACTGCTTGCTGAGTCGCAGGAGTTACGATTCGGCTGCGTTCAGACTCACGGGTTTTGTCTTCAGACGCCCATTGACCACGAAAGATGCGCTCGTACTCTAGGTAGGAGGGCAGGAAGTTAGTGTCTCGATAATCACGCCACTTGTCGCAGTGGCTAGTGATGAAATCGGTCAGTTCTTTATCAGCCTCAGTAGGCTCATAAAATTCGTTTTGTTCAAGTTTGACTTCTTTATCTGTTGCCATAATTTATCCAATTGAACTTTCTAACAGTGGATTCCTAAAAGGGTCAGCATAGTCAAGACCGCCAGATGCAAGCATCTCAGGTGTTTGCTCCGCAGCCGCCAATGGCTGACCCTTTTTAACGCCTTCTTTCATTTTAGGCGTAATGTCAATGTAGCGGATGGGTTCAGTTTCGCTTGAAGTTTTATAGTTATAAACTCCACCTTTTACTGATGTTGATTTTTTTGTCTCAATTCTTGTCTCGCCAACTCCAGCATCCCATTTCTTGCCATACTTTTCTAAAAACTTGGGGTAAATCTCATCATAGTAAGCCTTCATTCCCTCGCCGCCAACAGTCAGGTTGTCGCCTTTAAGCACTCCAGTTTGCTTTTCTGCAATCTGCTTTGCCATTGTTTTACCTAAGACTTCTTCTACCGTTTTACCTTGGGCTTGACCATCAATAAACTTACCGTCTTTTACAGTTCCTGAAAATGTTGGCTTAGACCCTTTAAAGGCTTTAATCTTTGTTTCACCCTTACCAACATATTCACCTTCGTTGCTAGATAAATACTCGTACCTTGCTCTTTCTGTGCCAGTCATATACGTTTGTTGTTGACGCAATGCTTGAAGTTCAGCAGCTTCACTAGGAGTTAGCTTTAGACCAGTTTGAAATGTAATCTCATCAACATTCTGACGTAACTCATTGGAGAACCTATCTATCTGTTGCTTGCCAGTGGTCAGTCCAACTCTTTCATACCCATTGTCAGCGGCATACTTCAATATCCGCTTTAAGGAGAGTTGATACCAAGTGTCTTTGAAAGGTGCGTCTGGGACACCAGAATTTTTTGCATCATATATTCTGTTTCCCCATTCAGTTTCTTCGCCTTGCAAATCTTGCAAGCGCTGTCGCTCTTGAGCCAAGGCATTAAATTCATCAAGTTGGCTATCATCTAATTCTGCCATGCGGGTTGATATTCTGCGAATTTCATTTGATCGCTCTGCCATACGATCTCTACTTGCCGCAAGTTGTGCTTCAGCATTTTTTGGCGCATACCCACTTTCCCTACCAGCCTGATGCCAATCTGATTGCAACTCCTCAACCAAAAGCATCTTCTTGCCATCAGCATCAACACGGTCATTAACCCGTATGTGGGCGAGGATGTTGGGTTCGTCAAAATGGGAGGATTTGTAAATAGGCGCTTCACTAATTTGCTTCTGTAAAGCTATATTTTCGTTTTGTAATCTGCTTATCTCACTGCGAATTTCATTTGTCCCGCTAGTGCCATGCATCTCTTGACGCAATGCTTTAATTCTTTCCTCGTTTGCAATTTGAGCAGCCCTTGGCTTGTCCCATTGATTTGGCATCTTCAGCAAAATCTCACGATAGTTCTCACCACCAGCAAGCTGCCAGCGGGAGTGTTTTGCTGGTGCTGGCTCTGGAATTACATAAGCCTTATCAGCTTCAATATCTCTAGTACGCTGAAGAGTATTTATTTCTTGTTGCAATTCAGTTGAACTTTTTACAGGTCTAATGGAATGCTGGAGTTTTTCTTCTGGACTCATTGCCAAATAAACTTTTCTTGCTTCTTCAGCATTAGCAAATTCTTTAACAGTATTTCCATCAAGACGCTGCAAAATACCATCTAATTCAGATTGCTCTTGTGCTGTTAGTGGCTCACCTCTAAAGCCTCTATTTTGCAGAACAACACCTCTGTTATATTCTTCTGCGCTCATTCCTCTGTTAACTAACCTATATCTAGGATTGTCCATTTCCTTATACAAAGCCTGTATATCTGGCTCATACTTATCAAATATTGCCAGACGCTTGGAAACACCTACAGGGTCTTCAATAAATGGCTCACCCAACCTCACCTCTTGCAAATCAATCTTGTTGCTTGCAATGAAGTCTTGCACCTCTTGCTTGGTGACATTGGGTTTGTCTTTCAGGAAGTCATCCAACCCAATCCAAGACAGTTCATCTTTCTTGACATCAGGTGCTTTCATCAGGTCATTAAGGAATGACTGACCCGTACCTTTATTTCTTGGCAAGTTCAGTGCCGCTTGTTCAGCCGCTGAGTAGAAACCTAACTCAGACACTGGTGCTTGAGGCTTTGGCATCAAAGCACTAGGCTCAACCGCAAACAATGATGACCTTGGTTCAGCCAACATACTAGGCAGATTGGGTCTTCCCATCGCCACGTTTTCAGCTATGCGCTGACCCACCATCCTTGCGCCAGCACGACCAGCCCTTGCACCAAGATTCACAGCCTCACCCACAAATGGCGCAACCGCCATCCCCGCAAAGACTGCTTCTTCTCTTGGCTTTAATGTCATGCCCGACCCTGTGGTCAGAGGTTGACCATAGGAGATGCGTTCAGCAGTCTTCTGGACATCGCCGACACCCATCATATTAAGTACAGGATTCCTGTTCATATACAGCAAATCCAATGCAGGGATACCCGTTCTAGGCATTGATGGCATATTCAGAGTACGACCAAAAACATCAGAGAACAAACCAGAGGTGAACCCTCTAGGAGTTGCTTGCATCTGGTCATAAGGTCTTGGGTCTAATTGCAAACCTTGTGGGGGCGGCTGAAGACCTAATCTCTCTTGACCAGTAGATAGCCCATACAAATAGTCACGCCCAAAGGGGTCACCACCAAATATGTCTAATGCGTCTTCTACAGCCATCTATACTCCAGAAATAATGTCCACGGGTGTCCACTCGTCTTCATCATCTGCCTCAAAGTATGAGGTTATAGACAACTGATCTATATAACTTAACGCATCAGGAAGATCATCATGCACCCCCTGACTTGGGTACATCAGCAACTGGTCTACGAACTCAGACCAGTCCTCTTCCTTATTAAGCACTATTCTGCCATGCTCAAAGCGTCCTTGCAATGCCCAAATGATCCGGTCTGACTTCTTGCGATTCCCATGCGTCAAGTCCACAATATGAGCATATATGTTCGATTTTCGCATTAAATCAGACAAATAGGGAAGTACCGCATTCTTTAACGCCCCACGCTCAATCCCAATGGATAAAGGCTTGTAGTCCCTGATAGCCATCAAGATGTTAGCAGCCGTAGTCCGAATGTCCCACCGCCCATACTCAATCTTCTCAACATACCACTTGCCATCATCAGTTACCTTCACCACCGCAATGGCAGTCTGGTCTAGACGCTTCTTAGAGTTAGCAGCCTGTTTAGCCACCTCCTCAAACCCCGCCAAGTCCACCGCTATGAAGTAACTCCCAATCTCAGGAATCTCCCCGTACTTCAGCCACTCTTCCTTGAAGACATCTGAGCCAGCATTATCAAAGCTCGCCATATACTCTTGCTTGAAAGCAAAGCTAGATAGGGTTTTCTTGGCAGACTCAATCTCATCAGGGTCTATCAGGGGGTTGTCTTTGGTAGTGAAGTGCCACGACTTCCAATCCTGATCGCTCTCCTCTTGCCCTAAGTTGTACAAATCGTAGAACCAGTTCCTACCCTTGGGAGTCCCAATAAAGAGGCATTTACCCTTTTTATCACTCAAACTTGCCCTAATGACCTGTTCCCAAGTCTCAGGCTTAATGTCAGCAACCTCATCCAGCACCGCATAAGTCAAGGAGACACCCCGCAAGGTATCTGGCCTGTCTGATCCCCGAACATATATCTTTGCCCCGTTAATCAAGGTCACTTCCATGTTGTTTACATGGCTAGACTGAATGATCTCCCTGCCAATGTCCAAGAGAACATCCCAAATGATCTGCCTAGCCTGCCCCTGAGTAGGAGCGACATACAGCACCGCACTGCCAGCCGGACAACTCAACCCCTCTATTAAGAGAGTCGTTACCGCTAACCTAGACTTACCGCACCGCCGTCCAGCTACAACAACCTTGAACCTCGTCTTGTCGGCATAGACTTCCTGTTGCCACGGGAGGAGGGCAAAGTTCAGATCAGCCATTCTTAGCCTCTATGTCTTGGATGTCATCTGGCTCAATCGTAGTTGCCTCTACTGTAGGTGCTGAATCTTGTACTAAAGCCTCTTGAATAGGCGCTTGGCTAATCAATTGATTAACAACACTAGGAGGCAATTGGCTTATGACTTCCTCAATAGTTATCTGTGGCGCAGAATAAACTGGCTCAGGGGTATAAACAGGCTCAGGCTGATAAACTGGCTGATAAACTGGTTCAGGCGTAAAAACTTGTTCTGGTTGATAAACCGGTTGATATATCGGCTCTTGGTAGACAGGAGGCGTATAAACTGGTTCTGGTTGATACACAGGCTGATAAACAGACTCAGGTGCGTAAACAGGTTGGTAAACTGGCTCTGGTTGGTAAACAGGCTCTTGGTAAACAGGCGCAGAGATTTGACTAACCAAGTCGTTAATTACGCTTGGCGGCAATTGGCTAATGATTTCCTCGATTGTTGGCTCATAGTAGAAAGGCTCGCCCATGTCAGCGTCCATGTACATCTCATTGAGCAAAGGTCTGATTGCCATGATTAGCCTTTAATTTCTACATTAGAAGTAATGCCTGCTCCGACCTTCATTGCTTTCAATTGAGCCTCAACCTCAAACTCTTGCTGTTTCATAGCAAAGTAAGCCTGTTGTTTCTCACGCTCTAATTGCAACTTAGCCGCTTCTTTCTCACGCATCATTTGCATTTCAAGAGCCGCCTTCTGTTGAGCCATTTGCATATCAATCTGCATCTGTTGTTGTTGCAGTTGAATGTCGGCTTGAGCCTTCTGTTGATTAGCTTGAATCTCAGCTTGTGTTCGAGCCATCATAGCCTGAACCTCTGGAGGCATCTGTTGTTGCTGTGGAGGTGGGTTAGACAAGGCTTGATCTTGCTCTGGTGTAATAGCCTTATAGAACTCAGCGCTATCCTTAAAGCCTGCAATCTCAACCATACGACCCAAAGTGCCACGATACTGTGCAGGGCTGACATAAGGGTTAGCAGGACCATACTGAGCAATCAGTTGCTCTTGTTTGGCAAGAACCATCGACAGCATAGCCATCTGCTCTTGTCTGTTACCAGCACCCAAACCAACATTGATAGACACATCGTATTGGTTAGCCCATGTGCGAGGGTCAAACTCTACGAATTCACCACGCATACGCACCAAACGAGGCTTGTCTTGGTACTTGCACAGAAGATGCAAGATGCCCTTGAACAGAGACTTAACGCCTGTCTCAGCAAAGATACGAGCCATTAGTTCAATCTTGCCTGCGCCAGCTTGTTGCATAGACGCAACAGCCGCTGCTGTGACATTCTGGAGGATAGATGGGTCTAAGCCTTGTGAGGCATCAGATACGCCTGTACGCTTAGATTGAACAGTATCCAAGTACTGAAGCATTGGGAAAGCCTGTGCCGCTACATTCTGGACTACAAGTTGTTGAACAGCTCCTTGAGACTTAGCACGAATAACACCACCAGCAGTAGATGTAAGCAAGTCGTCAAGGTTTACCTGCCCTTCAACAGCGACCACTCGTGCGTTGTTTGTCAGATATAGGTTATCCAACATTTGACGAGTGATAGTCGTTTTAATTAACTGTAAGTCTGTTGTTCTGTCAGCAAGTGAATTGCCAAAGAACTTGTGCGGAATTGGAATCGGGCAGATTGAGTGGAATGGCACATAGTCCACTTCCTCAACCATTTCCTTACCATTCTCGTCCTCAAGAATCTCGTTTGAGGCATAGAACGCTTGAACGAGTGAAGCAATACCTTTGCCCTCTATATCAGTCTTGACATAGCACTCAAAGACCTCAATCTCTTGCATGGATGGGTCATCAGTCTGAACTTGGTAAGGCTGCTCACCGGCAGAGAACCTCACGACACGCTCTGGAGTGTAGGCAAGAGCATCACCCATTGCCAAACCTTCAACTTGCTTTTTGTTGAATCCCATAGCAATCAAAGTGCTACGAGTCATCATTTGACAATGGAC